ACCAGTAATGTCCCGTGAAGTGGAAGAACGGCTGCGGTTCATGTTCAAGGAAATTCAGAGTTCTTTTATTAAGCACTGTCCTAAGAATCGCAGCAATTTCCTTTCTTATTCCTATGTTCTCTATAAGTTCTGTGAGCTCTTGGAGCTAGATAGCTATCTACAATGTTTCCCTCTCTTGAAGAACAGGGACAAGCTATATAATCAGGACAAAATCTGGGAGAAAATCTGTGCTGATTTGCGCTGGCAATTTATTAAGTCAATTTAGCCTTTGCCCCCTTTGGCCCTTTGGCCCTTTGGCCCTTTGGCCCTTTGGTCAGAACTGGCTAGCCCAAGATTCTTGAAAGTGGCATTGCTGTTGAAAGACGGCTTCACCAAAGGTTTCAGCCCATTTCGTCAACTCTTCATAGATTTCTTGTGACATTTCCCCTTCAAATGACCCTTTTTCCTTTAGCAGAGAGACTGTGCTAAAAGAATTACATTCGAATAGAATGCCGCCTTTTGACAAAGTTTGAGAAAAAAGAACATCCTCGCCTTGATTCCAACCAAGGCGTTCGTCTAGAGGGTATCTAAGTGCCACATCTCGTTTAACTATGTAATATGTGCCAGAAACATACGCCAGTTTACTTAGACTTGGGCTAAGCTTGGACGAATAAGGGAGAAGCGTAGGAGTTGTTAAAAACTCTTTGAATAGACAAAAGTCACGAAAACGTTTTCCAGAAAGGTTAGTAATCCTATTTACACAAATCTTGAAGTGATTCCCAAACTTCAAAAAGCCTTCATACCAACCTGGGCAGAACTTTACGTAATCGTGTAAAAAGACAATATTCTCGTATTTGGCTTCCTGCGCAATAATATTCTTTTTTTTCGTAATCCACGCCTTTTTTATGCTCTCGTCAAAGGGAATAACCCGTACAAGATTTCCTTTTATACATGTTTGGCCTACGATAATAATCTCATAATTGGGTATATTCTGTTGTTCAATACTCTTAACAATTATGTCTAAATTGGCATCTGCCCCTCCACTTGTAATAATTCCAAAGGTGAAGTCTATATCTCGTTCTAGTATAACAGAACGTAACTTAGTAATATATGCCATATAAATTATTCTCTACGGACTATTTAGATGGGATATACAGAATTAGTAAAACATTTACGTTATAAAACAATGTATAAGCAAAATGAATTATATTGGGGTCTAGGTGTAGAAGAAGAAACATATTTACAATTTACTAAACCAATCTATGTTGCTTCACCAATATTGAAGACATGTCATGCGGCCGAACGATATAGTGTTAAATATTATTCTACCTTTTATCCAAGCTATAAGGACGACTTCAAGACATATTTTACACAAGATTTCTATCCTCTACCGTATTTCGTGAATAGCCATGTATTTACAAAGATGGATACAAGTGGGAATCACCTAACAACCTATGAAAGGCTGCCAAAACCAAATCCTAAGTTCAATGGCAAAACGTTTTTCCAACTATTAGAAGATTATGTTCCTAGCGGCTGCTTCCCAAAAAAGAAATTCATAGATATATTTAATGATACATGTATCTTTGATGGAGACACGCTTGAATTCATGACACAGAATTTTTATAAATCAAATGTATCTTCTGTTTTAAACGAATTAGTTAAAGCTAAGAAAGAGCTTCTTTCTTCATTAAATGAGTATTTAATCAAAACAAAGACACATAGAGACAAAGGACTCCTAATGTATCCACCAGTGAATCCTGGATTCGCAATATTTTATTCAAATCCGAAGAATGTCACAATGTTTAATAACGGGACGTATCACATTAATATAACTCTTCCAACTTTATTAGGAAAGCGGGATAAGAATGGTATTCCAGCTATTGTGGACCTCGATAAGTTTCGTAAAACACATCAAAAATTTATACGTCTTATACAATGGTTAGAGCCGTTTGTCATCGCCGTATATGGAACAAAGGATCCATTGTCAGATATATCCTCTAAATATACAAAGGCATCGCAGAGATGTGCTGTTTCAAGATATATAGGAATAGGAACATATGATACAGAGACTATGCCAACAGGAAAAATCGTCACAATCCCTGTGGAAGAAATCCGTGGCTCGAATCAAGATTTCTGGTGGTACAAGGTGTATCATGCAAACTCTGGCTACGTCCCTTTAAAAGAGTTGGGAATGGATATAAGTTACAGGAAGCATTATAATCACGGGGTTGAGATAAGATTCTTGGATTGGTTTCCTGAAGAAAAGCTAAAAGGACTAATCGAATTTTATCTTTGTTTAGCCGATTCCAGTCTAGATGGAGCAATGCCAGCTGAGCCCGTTATGTCAAAGAGCTGGAACGAATTTGTAGTATCTGTGTTAAAAGAAGGTTCATCGGCCATTGTATCTGCAGAAATGATTATTGCATTATCTGAATTATTTGGAGAATGGTGTTTAACAGATTTCCCACCGCCACAAACTGTTAAAGGGGTATATGAAGGCCTTTCAAGAAATCTCGAACGAATGTTTAAGAATGGAATCTGTAATAAACTTATGCGTTAATTTTCCGATATTAATTATAGATGGCAGAAGAGCAGGAGGTGATTTCGTGGAATGATTCTTTAGAAAATCTTGTTGCGCAAGAATCTGAGCGATGTGGAGGATTATCCTGGCTACACACTGAATCTGAGAGGTATTTTTCACTGCGTAATAATTGGGTGGCAATTCCTGTAATAGTGTTAAGTACAGTGAATGGGTTTCTATCAGGCTCATCTAGCACACTCTTTAATGACCCTGTATCATCATCAATCGGAGTTGGTTTAGTGAGTTTATTCACGGGAATTCTATCAACCTTGGGTTCGTATTTCGGCTGGGCAAAGAGGACTGAAGCCCACAGAATTTCCGGAATTCAATACCAAAAGCTATCAAGGTCTCTGGCAATTGAATTAAGTCTTCCGAAGTCTGAGAGGATTGGTGCAAAAGATATATTGAAAGTTACAAAGGAGCAAATTGAACGCCTTATGGAAATATCTCCCGCTATTCCGATTGCCGTTGTGAAACTATATAAGGAGACCTTTCCTGAAAGAACTGAGATAGCTCAACCAGAAATCATTTCTGGATTTCAGAAAGTTCATATTAACAAATGGGTACCTGATTCAATAGATTCTGGAAAGGTAGCTGTTCGTATAGGAATGGGGTCTTCCAGAGCTATGCGGAATCTTCCCCAGCTGATGCCTTCAGGGGGAAATAGTGTGAATGGTGGTCCTTAAGGGTTGCCCTTAAGGACAAAGGTCCTTAAGGGTTATCCTTAGAGACAAAAGTCCATAGGGAAAAATTTGACAGCGGCCTGGTGTAAAAGGAAAGTCCCGCCCAACAGAAATGAGTCTAGAACTGATTATCGGTCCTATGTTTGCAGGAAAGTCTTCAACAATCTTACAGAGAGTGAAGAGAGAGCAATGTATTGGTACAAATACTCTAATTGTCACATCATGTCTCGACACACGCTATACAGAAAATGTGAATCTTGTGAAGACACATGATTCACAGGTTTTCTCGGCAGTATCTCTTAGCGCAATAAAGGATATCTTAGATCTCGATGAGTTTAAGAAGGCAAGCCTGATTATTATTGAAGAGGCTCAATTCTTTGAAGGTCTGTATGGGATTGTAAAGATTATGGTTGAGTATTCAAAGAAGCATGTGATTGTGGTTGGACTTGATGGTGATTCTGAGAGAAGACCGTTTGGGGAGATTCTACAACTTGTTCCGCTTTGTGACAAGGTAACGAAGTTGACAGCTTTGTGTAAAAGGTGTTCTGCGAAGCAATTACCAAATGGCACACCAGTAAAGAGGGAAGCTTTATTTACAAAATGTATTGGTGGCAAGGAAGGACAGGTGTGTGTTGGTGGGAATGAGAAGTATGAGGCAGTTTGTAGGGAGCATTATCTCGGATAATTTGTGTATGTCAGCAATGTGACACTCAGAAATCATTTGTTTTTATCTTTTTTGAGCTGTGTTTTTACCCGCTGTGTTTATACACGAGGGTTTTTACCCGCTGTGTTTATACACGAGGGTCTTTACCCGCTGTGTTTATACACGAGGGTCTTTACCCGCTGTGTTTATACACGAGGGAAGCCCACTAGGTTTGCGCCAATACCGAAGCCGGCACCCTGGCGTGCCGTCACGCCAATACTGGGAGAGAAGATATCTAGTACGGCGAACACGGCCGCAGCGGCGATGGTCACTGTTAGAATCTCATCAAGAGGTAGGCTCTTCCGGGGGATAAATACTAACGCTAGCGCAACAGCTACACCCTCAACCACGTATTTGATGATGCGAGTTAAGAGGTCATTCATGTCCATCTTAATCTATATTTGTCCTTCAGATTTTTTGTTGGAATAGAACATGCGGTTTTTTCGGTCTAAAGTTACCACATGATTCAGAAGAAGAAGAATGAGTAATAACGTAGATGAAGATTTTCTAGCGGAGGACCCTGAGATTTCAAGCCAGAAGTTCGTTTTGCTAAGTTTTCTCAGTCCTGAGAAGATTCTTGGGCAGAAGGATGTATTTATGTTTAACAAGTTTCTCAATGACTATGACCTACAGTGGAAGACGACGAAGCTGGAGGCATGGATGGGTCAGCAGCTTCAGGCCGTAAATACGCGTCTAGAGAATCTTGCCGGTAGCCTGGACAAGGTTGACTTAAGTGGGGCGGCAGTAGAGGTGAGAAACTCTCTTCTACGTGTTGACCGTTTCGTCGAGGAGTTTCAGCAGTATACTCGCAAGAATATGAGCGAGCTCACTAATTCAGAGCTCAAGAAGGAGTACGAGGACTTTCTCTTCAAGAACTCTGAGTCTCTGGAGGAGGAGTTTTTCAAGCTAAATGATTTCCACACAACGATTCGTGGTATCAAAGTCCGGGGTGTTTTTGCTTCTGAGGCTGAGGCATCAATGAAGGCAAAGCGCTTACAGAAGTCAGACCCTACGTTTAATATTTACCAGGGGTCTGTAGGTAAGTGGATGGCCTGGGAGCCTGATCCGAATCGTGTAAAGGACCAGGAGTATGCCAATGAGGAGCTCAATAGTCTCATGAAGAAGTATCGGGAGAATGAGGAGGCCCGTGATACGTTTTACACTGAGCAGAAGAATCGTAAGGTTGCATCTGTAAAGAGCCGCAGCACTGAGGATGCTGAGACGGTTGCTGGTGTTTCTGCAGCGGAGCCAGCAGAGCCTATGATTACTCTTCAGAAGGAGACTTCTGCTGCCGCAGCAAGCACAGCATACGATGGGATGTTTTCTGGTCCTGCCGACCTAGCCATTGCGAGAAAGATGGAGGCAAAGGAGAATCCTTAAAGCGTAGCGACCTTGTGTTAAATGATTACTTTGATACTTACTTGGAGACCAATGAAGTATCAGAGCATTATACTAAACTCATTTTTACACAGTTTATACATTTCCAGAAGGCACACCAAGAGGATTGGGCGCAGTTACACTCTGGCACTTATTATTCTGGCAAAACTGACCTTCATTGCACGTTACACCAACGCAGTCAGGATTGGCGAACCCACTAATGCTAGGGAAGAATTCAGGTGCAGCGGCCTTTAAAAAAGGTAAAAACGCAACTGCAACAAGAAGGCCAATTATAGCATACCATGTTACGGTTTTTAACGCAAATTTCTTCATTCTAAAGTGCCTTTAGAAATAAGGTGCAGGTGAACCTGGGGGGAGAAGTTCAACCTCATTGCGCTCCACTACACCAACAGGCTCTGTTTTTGCACAAAACCCGTTAATACACTTCAAGTGACCCGGACAAGGTGAATCTACATCGCAGCGTGCTGCTTGATTAGGTGAAAACCCTTCGCACATAGGCTTTCCCAGAAAGATAAGTAGCATCCCTAGAACAAATATTAAGATTAGACAGTATCCCAAATCCTTCATTACTACTTAGTTCTGTGGGAATTTGCGAACCTGAATCATCGGGCCCTTCAGACGTGTTGCCTTGGCGGCATCGTAATCATTGCCATCTTCCTTATCCTTTGTATTTGACATAGCATGGTTCCAGAACTCCTGTGCACCAATACGAAACTCGCCGTGCATCTGAGCCTTGTACCAAAACACCGTGTCCTCCAGCTTATTGCTCTGTGAATTGTTGTTCATTACAATACACTCATAATTCTGCGTACACTGGTCCATGACTTGACAGAAAAACTCAAAACTCGGAAAAGCACTTCCGTAATTGTCAAAAATGCGCTTCCTGTTTGTCACATATGGCTCTCTCAGAATAAAGCAGTAATCCACGTTTGTTCTCAACATCGGAGGAATACCAAGAGGATATTGCATAGTAATGATAAAAAACACCTTTAGCCAACGACCATTCAAGAAAAGATAACGAATATTCCTGTCATGCAGCCAACTATCGTCGTATAGACAGTCGTCCATGATTAAGAAAGCACGAGGGTCGGTTCTTCCAGCGCCGTATGCCTCAATCTCTTTCTGGATTTTCGCCATGATAACCTTCTGACGCTTACAGAAATTGGCGATAACAACAGCACTGTAATCACCGTGAATAAAAAGAGGAGGAATGAGTTTCTTATAGAATTGATTTGATTCCTCTGTTCCACTAATCACAGTTCCAAGAGGCATTTCCTGGTGATGAAAGAGCAAATCACGAACAAGGGTGGATTTTCCAGTACGTCTTCGCCCAATAAACACACATACGGCATCCTGGGGAATCATTTTCATGTCGAACTTCCGGATACCAACATTCACTGCGGCTGCGTTATCTGTCATTGTAGCTGATATACATAGAAATATTTTTGGCAAGAAATTAATGCGCCCTTTGGCCCTTTGGCCCTTTGGCCCTTTGGCCTTCGGCCCTTCGGCCAGAATGCTCTGCGTATTGAATCCACTCATCAAACCCCGAAGATTCGTTAGATGGATTCATGTTTAACCCAGACAATAGAAGTATCCATTCCCCTGTGGAGAAAGTATTCACGAGCCCCAACTATCCCAGGGTACAAGGAAGTAACCTCTTTAACACCAATCATAAAAGAGTTTATCGGCATTCAAGAATCTGAAGGTCAATTAAGCTCAGACTATTTATTTGGCAGATTGAGAGAATTCGAGGGAAGTGGTGAGTGTGTTGTCGAAACTGTGGGACAGAAACCCTCTAAGGGATTCTGTAAGGTTACACATATTCTTGACCCAATTCTTAGTTTAAAACACTATTACAAGCACGAAAGCAAGGGTGCTCGTAGATTAGCTGATAAGATGGACAATCCGATGAATCAAGCGTATGTTGACACTTTGGCAAATTATTTACTGGGTCAGCTTCGAGAGAGAGGAATTTCCCCCCATTTTTGCTTATTTTATGGAGGATTCAAGGCAGTCGCCGATAAATACAGATTCAATATTACGGAAGAGTTTGGGAGTTATAGAAGATACAGAGATTTCTGGAACAGGAAGCGTTCTGGTGAATTCAATTTACACATAGAAAGAGATGATGATGAATCAGTAGAGCATTCCTTATTTAAAACTCCCCAGTCATCTCTGCGCTCGACGGCATTTTCCTATAGCACAGATTCTTCTTATTCTGACTCATCAGAT